GTTTTGAAAACTCCCCATGTGACATAGGTTGGTAATTATTCGTTATGCAAAACTCCAAATATTTCTTATAAACATCCCCAGTCGATTCGTTCAAAATATTGTCTAATGTTATTTCTTTGAAGAACCCTAGAATTGGATTATTGCTCTCTTCATACTCTTCCAGCTCCCTTTGAACCCGTTCGCCAGTGGTGAATTTTTTATTTTCGAGAACTCTTTTCAAACCACGTAATCCGCACAAAATTAAATACTCCATACATTCTTGCTGGCGCAATTCATATTTGATGTACGGTCTATAGTCAGGGTCGTCTGGGCTGAATTTAGCGTCGAATGGGATGATTACTAGCCTGCGCTGGACAGCTCCTGTTTTGTCTTTAATACGTGGGATATTGTTGGCACTGAATAATAGCTTGGAATAGTTGTTGAATTCGAAAGGGTCCTGTCCTTTACGTTCAACAGTTATCCGTTCACCAGTGACTAATTTCCTGAATACTGCTGCGTTCGCAATAAATTCATCTCCAATATCATCTCCGATGTTGGCCAGCTTTCCAAACAACTCAGCGGTCTTAAACCTCTCACCAAGCTCTGCTAAATCTAGTGATGAGATATTTTCTTCTCCTAGCATTGTTTGGACCATATCGAGAAATGTGGATTTGCCGTTAGATTTGTCGCCGATGAGAATGAAGGCTTTACCGAGTTCGTTTCTGCGGAATAAACAATATCCAACAACTTCCTCTAACAAGTTTCTAATGTCTTTATCTTGGCAGGCTATTTTATTTAAAGTGTCATCTACTAATTTCGAATAAACGTTTGGGTTATAATCCCAGTTGATTTTATTAGTGATGATGATTTCTGGGGAGAATTTAACAAATGAATCGTCTATTAAGTTGTAAATTCCATTTCTAAATGCTATCAAGTGAGCGTTTGATTGTGGTGTATTCTCTCGAATTAGTAAGTCTAAATATGACAATACTTCTGCCCGTTTTGAGCGGTTTAAGTTTGGAATATGTTTAATCATCTCTGCTTCAATTTCAGCCAACCCGTCCACATAAACGCCGTCTTTGTAGATGTGAAGTTGGTTATTAATTCTAACGATGTGATTGTTGTTTTTAAGATAAACAGCGAATTTGTCAAATAAAAACTTCGTTCCTTGAAAAAATATTGGTTTTTTGAAAGCTTCATCTCGAAGAATTGTTTTGAGTTCATTCTCTGATAAAGGAACTTTTAGTACATATTTATTAATAAGTTCGATTGTTTTTCGGGCTTCTGTTTTGCTGAAATCGTGGGCTTGGAGAATTAGGATGTAATTAAATAACGCTTGATTACGCCCATCCCCAGATTCCATATTTAGGAATTCCATGGAGGTTCTGATTGGCATTAGCCATTTAGGAAGCTCTTGAATTTCATTAGAATCGTAGAGTATTTCTCGTTCTTTACCATCGAATTTTAATACTGAGTATGAGTTTCTAGTTCCTAGTTTAATATCAGCATTTAATCCTATAGCCAATTTGCAGTTTGTTTTGTTGGTGTCGACTAAAGAATTTTTGAAATAAAAATGTTTACCTCTAGTGGTTTGATATACTCTGCATTTTAGTTCTAAATCTCGCACTATCTGAAATAAAATATTACTTTGTTCTTGATTATCAACATCAATCAAAATAACATCAGGATTTAACACGCCGGCAAACTCTGGTAAGTTTTTAACATCTTCGTATGTTTTTAGGTTTTGAACTCCTTTGAATTTGTCAATACAGGTTTTATTTTTTGTTCTTACGTAACCACGAAACAACTCCATTTATTAATCACCTCACCTCCTTGTGTTAGAATAGCGACATATTTCCTACATCACCTCCGAAATCTTTCAATCGTTTGTTAGCTAAGTTGATATACCACTGTTTATCCAATTTTTGAGGCACCTTAACGTTAGTTACATCATCATTAAAAATAAAGCAGTGCTCCGGAGAATCTGGAAATTTTTCCGGTTTACCGGTGGCTTTGTTGACTTTGAATATTCCTGGATTAGCGTGATTTTTTGAGGCGAATACTCGAATACATTTTTCTATGAGTTTTCTTCTTCCATACAATAGATGGGTGTATTTATGAGTGATTTTGGCGATCATTTGAAACTCTCGTAAATCATCACAGTTATTAATGGTTTGCTCAACTGGTATGTTATGAATAAATTTATTAATTAAAGCTTTATTTACAATCGGTAAATCATAATCCAGATCGTTCAATTGTTTAACGTAAGCGCCTTTTGATTTGTAATTACCCTCGACATCCACTATTACGTAGTTGTTGACATCCTTTTGAAACACTCTGCAGTATTCCTCAAACTCAAGTTGTAATCCAGTTCGTTCTTCCCATTCTTTGCAAATATCTGCTATCTGATAAAAAGTTTCGTTAGATGTATCCGGCAGTTTAATCAGAAGTCCATCTGTATTGGACTGGATTAATTCGCAGTGTGGTTCCAATTTCTCAATTAAATCTAATAATAGGAGTTGACCATAAACACAAACTCTGTTAGCTTGTCTTGGGTCATAGAGTGGGTTATTGGGGTCTTTCATAGCGCCGTAAGTGCCGTTAAGCACAAGTTTCAGTGGTAACTGTAGTGGATTCCCTTCAGCTTTATATTTGAGTCTGGTGTGATAAATCTCTTCGTATTTTTTAGGGTCCTTTATACTTCGGCTACTCAATTCATACCTAATCATCAAACTTGGATACAAACTAGCCACATCCATATTCAGAAAAAAACCTTCTCCATGATATTTCTCCCTAGCCCCATGCAATCCACCCCAACCAAAGACGTGGGGAACACCGGCAACCATTACTTCGAGTTGGTTTTTTTCATCAGTTTCTGTGAAATATCTTCTGTTGTTGGGGTCCGCATACCAATCAAGAACTGATTTATATTTGTTGATTTTAAGAGTAGGTGGAAAATCAATATCAAATTCATCATCATACTCTCGTTTGGTGGCATCTAAAATGATTGCCGCTAGTTGAACTTTAGTTCTTGATAATAGATTCAAATTAAGTGGTTTATCTTTACAGGCTAACTTAACTAATCCCAGATGAGCTTCAAATTCATCTTTACGGTGCAGGAAAACCTTTATTGTTTCTTCCACATCGTGCCGACAGTATTTAATAGTTTCTTCGATTTCTTCTGGGGTGAGTTTCCGCTCTATGTTAAACGGTACAGATGATTCTTTAATGTTGTGACCCATGAAACCTTCGAATACTTTGAGACTCCTGTCGTTGGTTAACATTACATCGTAGATGATTAGGTTTATTTTGTTTAATAATGAGGAGTATTTCCAACCTGGTTGGTTTTGCTCGATGATAAAATCGTTGACTTCTTTGGGATTAAAACCACAGAGAATAGCTTTGAGAATCCATTGGTCGTAGTGTTTTATATTGAATCCCACCCAGATATTGCGTTTATTTTCTTCGTAGATTTTGGCTAATTTTTCTGGATCGTTAACAATAACGTGTTCTTGTTGTGTGTTGGCGTCAATGATTACTGCGAGCCAGTCGTGTTTAAAGACTTCAAAATCGACAAATAACACTTTGGAATCACGTCCTTTTCTTCTCCTTCTCCAAACACTTCCTGCAACGATTACGATCTTCAAAATACGGCCAATAATGATCTTTCTGGTCGCCAGGTTTTAGGCGCTCGCCGCATTCGAAACAGAGTAATTCAAGACCGGTTTCTTTTTCCCAAAACTCAATAGATTCTTTCGTCAACCGGTCTGGAGAGCTAATATGACCAATTGCACGGTTTTTTTTATCAAAAATAAGACCTCCCATGATATTTCTCCCTTCTGTTTATTTGGAGGGAGAGTTAATACTCCCCCTCCGATTGTTAATTATTCCACATCAAACACTTCAGTAATTTTGTAAGTATTAAATCCGTTCTTTCCTTGCCCATATTCCAAAGCATATTCTAATCTCTCGTTTATACTCTCGTGAATATCCATAAGTAGGTTTGAATACTGTTCATAATCGTTAAATTCAACATCGATTCCGCTATCAAGAGAACGTAAAAATTCATTTGCAAGATGAACCTGGAAACCTTGGACAACTACTTGATTATAAAAAATCATACTATTTTTGTATTCACCATTTAGGATTCTGAACCAGATGCTAACCATTGGATCGCCTTTTTTAGATAATGTAAGCTCCATTTTTTCCACTTTAACTTCATATGTTCCATGAGGTACTTCTTTATATTCTGGAGTGCTTTCAGCGGCATTTTGAATATCATTTTTTAATCCTTCCAAATCAACTTTCTGATTAAATTCAGCCCAATTAATAGCCATCAAATATCAATCCTTTCTATATAATAATTTTTTAATTAAACTCTTCTACGCCGTCTGCGTGTTGGTTCTTCAGGTGTTGATTCAGATTCTGGAGTTTGCTCTTCAGTCGGTGTACTCTCTTGTTCCACTGGTTTTTCTTTTTTCACTTTAACCCCCTCTTGCGCATCCCGTAACGCTTCTAAAAACGCTTCTTTGTTCAACGGAATTTTTTCTACTTTGAAACTGAATCGACCACCTCCAAAGATGTTTTCTTTTTTCTCCAGCTGTAAATAACGATTTTCTCCATCCATATAAGCCCGAACGGTTAGGTCAACTGTTCCAGCAAGCACATTGGCCACTTTCTCATTAATGTTTGGCCTAAAAGTGGTAATTTTAGTGCCGTTTTTGAGAGTAATTTCGTGAATGATTTCTTTAGAAATATAAATAATTTGATAACCGAGGTTTTTCAATCGTTTTATAGTGCTAAGAAATTCAGTTCTTACCATATCCCAGCCTTTCCCATACCCAGCATCCTGTTCATGCTGAATGTCTAATTTGTCATAAATGTATAACCGGCAATGTTCATATAAATCTTCGACCAAATCCAAACAAATTCTCTTAAAATCGTTTTGTTTCTTTTCGAGTTCAGCAACTACATCCAGGAACACTTCCCAGGCAAATTTCCTTCTGGTTATTCGTCCTTCAACGGTTACTTGGTCGGCAATTGTAATTACTGGTGACGTAGTGTTATCGGTGTTTCCGTCTGTGTTAATAAATAACAGATCATCAAACTGGTCAACAAAGGTGGATTTCCCAACATACGAATCAGCATAAATCCACATGTCTGGATTCAGGTCAATTGTTTTTTCACGCCTTTTGTTTTCAGGTAATAACATAAAATCAACACCCTCCTTGCAGTATTCTTGGAATTCACACCAGTTACAAAGGTAACTTTCGTTTTTAGGAAACTTCTTAGCTTCCAGTAATGACTTTACAGTGATTAAAAATTCAATAACTTTATTTGGATTGTATTCAATTTTGATTAACTCCGGTTGTAAATTAGCTAATTCCGACCTAATTTGATTCCTAAACTGCGCCAAGTATTCTGTTTGCTTTTGCTTAATTTTGACTTTGGGAACCATGAGAAAATACATGTTTCGAATAAATTTACCTGGGTTAGATTTCTCAAAGAAATATTTGTATAGGTGAAGTTGTGCTGAATTTTTATAGTTGTTAGCGTTATTTGTGTATTTGAAATCATAGATGTCGTAAACATTTGGTATAACAGAATCGTGAAATCCTCTAGCCGGAACCAAATAGTCTATATATCCGAGAAAATGTTCATCTTCAATTTTGACTTCGAATTCTCCACCAGGGGGAAGTATTTCTTGAGCCATTGGGATTAAATATTCGAGTTTTATTGCTTCATTGATGTGTTCATCTGTGATGATTGGATAACTCATATAATACTGATTAATAGCTTTTTCGACTGATTTTTCTATTCCAGTATGAAGTGCTGTTCCTAAAATAAGAGCGTTATCTGGATTATCGGGTGGAATTGTTTTCAGTCCGTCAATATAGCGCAACTTGTACTGGAATGGGCACTTTTCAAAGCAATCAACTCTTGAATGTGATACTCGCAATCAATCACCCCTTTCACTATTTTTTTGAAGTTATCGAAGCCTTCAGGATAGAGAATAATTCCGACTCCCTTTGAACGGTTAGTTAATAAAATATTGTATTTTTGAAGTTCTGTCGGCCGACCAGATGATGATTTTAATTCCACCTCAAAATAAATCCCATTAATGCAACAAATCAAATCCGGAATTCCAGCTTTCTGATAACCACCTCCCCAAATTTTAATGAATTTAACTGGGTACCCTTTGAGTTTCAAATCGTTCAACCACTTCTTGACTTTATGTTCAAATTGTTTTTCTGTGGCCACAGAAACTACACTCCAATTTTTGCTCTTTGTTTTCTTCTTTTGTCGTATTCAGCTTGTTTTTGTCTTCGTTTGTTGATTCTATCAATAAGAAGATTTCTATAATCGATATAGGGTATTTCGATAAAATCACACAATTTTTCGCACCAATCTGAGTTTGCAAACTCTTCAACTTCTCTAGTTATTGTTGTTGCATCCACAGCAGCCTGTTTTAAGATAGCGGCAACTAAACTTCTATATCCAGCATTTATCATTTAATCGCCACCCTTACATAAGCCGATTTTTTAGTTGTCTTAGAGCATTCCTCAGCGATTTCCGGATACTTTTGTTTGAGTTTTTTGCTATCGATGCTGGTGGTTGTTGTTTCGGCAACGTAAGTAATATTTAAAATGTCACTCTCGAATTTTTTAACGTTGTACTTCTCCATGGCTTCTTTGAGTTTTTCCTTGAGTTCTTTTTCTTGGGCTTCCAAACGTTTCTTTTCGGTTAATATAGTGCTAATTTTATTTAAGACATCCAGCTGAGACTTCTGGAAAACTTCCAATTCTGTACCTTCAACAATAGCCTGTCCACATTCTGAAGGGACCTCACCGCAATCATCTTCACATTCATCAATATAAGGACACTCAAAACAACAACCATCATATTTTTCTTTTGGGCAAGGGTTTTGACATTTAATCATTCTCCATACTCCTCTCTAAATAATTCATCCGTGTAATCTCTGCGCATTTCCAAAGTCTCCAGAACGTCTTCCTCTACACTGTCTCGACAAATTAAGTAATAATACCAGCAAGTGTTCCGTTGCCCGATTCGATGAATACGCTTCTTGCTTTGCTCGAACAGCTCGCTTGATAATGGTAAAGTGAAATAAATTACTTTGTTCGCCTTCTGGAGATTAAGACCATGGGCGCCGGCTTGGTATTGAACGAAGGTTATGCTGTTATCAAATTCTTCGTAGTTATCGAGGTCTTTGATTTCTCCATTGACAATTGAAACTGGTCTGTCGATTAAATCTGTTAATTTTTCAAGTTCTCGGTTAAAGTTATAGAAAACTATTAATCTGTCGTTAGTGGATTCCACCAAATCCACAAAAGCTTCTAATTTGTTTGGATTATAATGACCGCATAACATTCTGGAGTATAATAACTTGGTCAAAACTGTATCTCCAACGAGTTCCTCATTCTCAACTGTGATAATCCGATTTCTGAGAAATTTCCTATATTCTTTGGTGGTTTCAATACTGATATTAGTAAAAATCTGCTCTGGTAAATCCAATACTTCTTCCGATTTCATAAAAACAGCACCATGTTCACGCAATTTTCGTTTAAGCCTGTCCACGTTTTTGTAACCGTTAACCTGTCGTCTGAGGAATCCCCCCTCGTCAATCCATTCAAAATCTATGTACTGTTTCCAATATAGGTCTTTAGAGATGTTCCATCCTAACAGTTGAATTTGAGACCAAAGGTTTTCGTATTTGCCGGAGGTTGGGGTACCGCTTAGGAGAATTATATTTTTGGGCTTGAGTTTGAGAATAAATTTTGAACGTTTAGCAGTTTCGTTTTGGATCATGGATGATTCATCTAGCATAAGAGTGAAATCTTTTAATTGCAACAAATACTTTCTTCTGAAAGCTAACTCATAATTAATTACTAATAAGTGAGGTTTCCTATCGTGTCCAAACAGATGAACGTCCACATTGTAATTAAAATTTTTCTTGGTACAGTCGAAGATTTTTAACTCTGGGTAGTAAGTTTGAAAGTGGTTTATCCAGTCATCAATTTTGGATTTTTGGCAGATTAACAAATTACAAGTTTCGTTTAGTTGGAGTAATTTTTCAGCGCCTACAAATGTTTTTCCGAGACCCACCTCACATGTCGAGGTAATAAGCTACTCGGTTATGATTTTTTGTTTCTAAGAGCACTTGTTTTTGATGTTCGAATAGCTTTAACCTCGACATTGGGCATCACCTACCTTCAATTTTATAATCGTAGTTTCAACAGGCGGCTCAATCGAAAATTCTTTCGGAACAACCCTCATCTTCGACCTATCTGTAAAAGTAACCACAAGTTCATAGTCCCTAGTCATACGAACGTTGTCTATTATTTTCCCTTGAAGATCAAACAAAAGTTCGTTGATGTACGAAATACCTCTCATTTTGTCATCTCCTAGCG